ATGCATATTCACCTATGTTTAGATGGCAAGCAATTTGATGCACCACCGGAAGGTGCAGACTTGCGAGACCCTAAAACGGTTCAGTGGTATCGGACTTCTGATACCGCTCTCGTTTATGCTCAAAATCTGCTTGATGAGAACAGCTATTCACTCATAGCTTTGTTTCATCCAGTTGCTCATTTCAGTGCCCAAAACTATGATCGGATGAGAACGTTGGCTTCTTACGCTCGAGAATTCCGTTACAGTTAAAATTAACCCACCTTATCGGTGGGTTTTTATATTTTGTCAGCAGCTTTGTTATTTTGATGCTCTTACCTTTTCCCATTCAATCCTGCCTTCTTCACGCCGTTTATCTATATATTCAGCAAGATCCTGAATGTTGATGCAGCGCTTTGCTTTCTGTGATGTACCAACACGATAAGTCGGGATCGGCAACTGGCATGCATTTGCTTTCGCTTCTGCTGTGTTAGGGCTCATACCGAAATACTTTTGGCATACAGCTGACAGCTCAATGTTTGGGGTATTGAATTCAGCCATCAGTAAAAACAAGGTGTTCATAATTTTCTCCATCAAAACCGGCTGCACCCGGGAAGATCATAATTCTGTGCTGGTGGCAGGAATTAATTTCTGCCAGATAGCGGAGACATATTTTGCCTGATGACGGGCATCAGCCAGGGCGTTGTGCCGTTCGCCATCGAAAGGCATGTCCATTTTGGGGTCGAATCCGATGGAACGCCCAAGCGTAACGATCGTGCGTACATCGTGGTCATTCCAGTATGCCCACGGGCAGATTTGTCCTGCTCGCTCATAAGCTCCACGTAAAATTACGTTGTCGAAGGTGGCCCCGTTACCCCAGACTTTTAAATATTTTGTATTGTCTGCATGCTGATTAATGAAATAGCTCAGTTCAGAGAGTGCATCGCTGATCGACAAAGTATCATCAATACAGATTGCAGCTCGTGCTTCAGGGCTCTGTTTCAACCACCACAGGATGGTATCGCCGTCAGGTGTGGCCCCTTGTTCCATAGCACTTTCCAGGCTGACAACCGTATAGAATTCTTGTCCGATGTCTCCGGTTTCTGGGGTGAAGAACACCGCGCCAATGGAAACGATTGGTGCATCCTTATTTTTCCCCATCGTCTCAAGGTCGATCATTAAGTTGTTCATTACTTCACCTCCTGCGTTTCTTTGCTGCTGTGAATTCGCCAGTTACCGACGCCTTCCCATTCAAACTGGCGGTTACTAATTCGCGTCCAGCCCCTGCCGAAAAGCAAATCCAGATACCAGTATTTTAAAGTTCTGATAATTGCTCTTACAGTTGGTTTGCATCCAGAAGTCTTTGATGCGCAAATAAAGCACCGAGTTATGCTCATGGCCTCTACAAAAGGCCAGATAAACCAAACCCAGATGCAAAGAGCCACGAACAACATGAGCGCAATGTTAGCCACTAAGCCAGACCAGTACAGATAATTGCTCACTGGTTGCCTCCTTTACGGATCTGCGCTGCGATGCGCGAAAAAAAAGACTCCCGCGTATGACTGTTAAGAGCTGGCGCGAACGCCGCGTTAAGAACGGCAGCATCACAGCCGTCATCGATATAGAGCGCAATTTTTTTCTCCAGGCGCGCTTTGGCTTCCTGCAACTGCATACCCCGGCACGCACGCGGGATATACTCAGCAATTTGAGCGATAGATTTTTCGTTCTGTTTAAACATGCTTCACCTCGATAGGCTTGATGGTGTCGATCAGTAGTCGGCGGCGCGTATTTTCTGCAAAGTGGCGGCGTCCGGTTTCTTTGTGGTAAAACTCGTTTTTGCCGACGACCCACATCCGCTCTGTCTGGTGAAGTTTTTTTACCTGCGGGCCGTCTTTGGTGATCACAATGCCGGTATGGGTTTTTACGATTGTCATGCCACCACCTCTTCGAATTTCAATTCCAATTGATCACCCCAGATTTCACATGACTCTGAACACGAGCCGGTATCGAATCGCCTGGCTTGCACCATCGCCTGATACAAATTTCTGTAGTCGCTGTCGGCATACATTCTGGCAATCCCGTCAAGGCTCAGATGACCACGGTACATAACGTCTTTATTTGTCTTTCGGTGACCATCCCGGACGTGTTTACCTGTAACCAGCTCATTAAAAACTCGCATCAGACCAGGTTCGTCTTTACATGCAAGCCCCAGCTTTTGCGTGGACTTTTTGATGCAGAAAACACAGTTCCCGAGGTGCTCCGGGATTTGCAAATCAAAAGGTTGTTTATGCCACCACCGGATAACATCCGACTTATCAAAATCAGATAGCTCGGCAAGATACCGGACGCCCGATTTCGGTTTCAGCCTACGAGGTTCGTCTGCACGAATACCCAGCCATGTGATGTAATTCCCTCGTCCGAAATGGTCATCGCAGTATTTTGTGAAGGGGGTGAGTTTTAATCTGTCAGTGCAGAACGCGCCGCCGATGTATGGCGTGCCATATTTTTTTACCATGTCCATAAACGGTTTAAGCACCGGCATTCGTGTCTGAATATCCTTTGGTTCCCATTCCGTATAACCATTTGGCTGCCAAAGCTCTGGATTTATATCGACCTGCAACACAGTTAGCGGTATGCCCCAGAACTTCACAACCTCCCGAATAAAGCGGTATGTCAGCGGATGTTCGCAACCGGTATCCATAAAGATGTAGCAGACGTTATTGCCAGCCTTTCTTTGTTCTTCCATCAGGTGAACAAGATATGCAGATGTTCTCCCGCCAGAAAAACTAACTACATGAGTTATGCACATTTGCGTAATTCCGATAACTCGTTGAAGCGTTCCATAAACATCCCGTAGGCATGGCCCGGTGCCAGTGGAATCACGTTGAACATCTCTGTTGCCGGGATGCCTTCCAGTACAGGCCAGAAAGAGCCATCATCAAGCCCGAGATCACGGCGTTCGGTTGCCAGCATGATGAGATCGGCATATTTCACGGGCGTACTCATAACCGGGGGTAACCCGTATTTCTCACGGATTACGGCGTCTATTTTTTCTTCCATCCGTTTATAGTCAGGAAGAAGGCGTTTCAGTGGCGCGGGGATGTCCTGGCAATACGCTTCTGTTGCATCATGCATTAACGCTTCAAAAGCAAATTCCTGCGGCACCAGCTGGCTGCAAAGCACCGCATGTTGGGCGACGCTGTAGAAGTGTGAAAGATGACCGGCAAAGCGACAGATATTTGAAAGGGAAACCGCGATATCGTTAATATCGATGTTGTCTTTATTTATCCTGTCATAATAAAAATGCTTCCCGGAAAAAGTTTTAATAAATGACATTTTGTTCTCCACGTTATATGCGCTGCACCGCGCTGAATTCGGGTAAAAGGAAGCCCTCACCATCCGGCGATTATTGAGTTAATTACGTTTCCATAAATGCCCCCGCAGGGGCATTTGCAGTAATGAAATCAGGCGGTGAAAGTACCAATAAAGGTTTCTACTTTGCTGTCTTTGAATTTCTCAACAAGCAGATCACGAAATTCGTTAGCCATTTCTTCCTGCACTGCTTCCAGCTGAATAATGCGCAGAACCAGTACAGGACGATCGCCAGTGATAATGCTGAGGCGTAATTTAAATGGACGTTCTTTCAGACCTTCAAACGGAACGCATTTAAATTCAAATGCCACTGGCATAATATCTTTGGTCTTCGCTTCGACAGACTCCATCAGGGAGCGTTTGCCGCTGAAGTCATTATCTTCAAAATCAGCGGTCTGGTTTGCTTCAATCGTGATTTTACGGACCGCCGCAGCCGCTTTTGTTGCCTGAATAGCGTCACCATTAGCATCAAAGCCCACAAGGTAGTCGGCCCAGTCTTCAATCCATTCTGCCAGTGACTTCTGGGAGTTACGCTCGCCGTTAACAGACAACAGGGCAGAGAACGGTGCTGTCTTTTTCAGTTTGAGAGTGGCGGTGTTATCTGCGTGACCTGGTTCATCAATAGTACCCAGGTTAAGCACACTGACTGCTCGCATATTATCGGCATCGATAAAGCAGCGGGTGCCTTCATCTGCAAGATCTTTAGAATAACGGGTAAAGTCATCGATGCTGGCAGTGGAAAGCGCACCACGGAAACGGAAGCGATTTAAATTAAATTTTTCCAGATCATGAATGCGGAAATTCTCAGGCAATGCCACAGCATCGGCACCAATCTTACTGATAATTTCATTAACACCCTGAGCAGAAATGAGGGCATGGATTTGATTAATTGCGGTTGCGTCTAAGTTCTGAGACATAATAAGTCCTCACTATATAAAGATATTCAGTGATGAGATAAATAATCAGTTTATTAAGAACGATATTAACGACCTGCTGCGCGGAGTTTTCCGTCAGGCTCACCGGCAAGAGTCAGTAATTGTCCTTGGTCTTCCTGCAGAATAGTCAGGCGACCACCGCGATTGACATACATCGGCGTTTCGGTGGTGTCTTCTTCGGAAATTTTCCCGCGGTTAGTCGGGCGAACATATGAGAGTTTGTGTTTGATTTTCACACGGTTCTCATCAAACGGTTCGATTTCCAGGTTGAGTGAGACCTTACATTTGGTTTTCGTGTTCATCACACCGGAAGCGACTTCACTGAGAACTGCGCCGATTTTGGTTTCAAATACGCCGCCGTCCAGCTCCCCGATAAATGCCTGCACATCAGTACTGCGTTCGCTAGCCATTTTGCTGCTCCTCATCATATCGACCCTGCAAGGTCGGTTAGTTTCTCCACAAAACAGAGAAGAACACCTGCGGTGGCAGCCGCCCGGATGGATTGGGTTATGAGCCCGTCGTCCGGTGATGCTCTTCTCTGTTTTGTAAAAAGAGCGGTACCAGCCGGAAGCAAGGATACAAACTGGTACCGCCAGGACTACACACAGCATAAAGTTGTGGTGCCGGGTGCCTCCCGGTGCCTGGCGAAGGTTGCACACCAGGCGGGTGGGTCTCCACAGAAGGTCGACTGTCAGCCTCAACCTTAACCCGCGTGCGCTGAGCCGCATTCACCACAACGCAAAGGATTCTCTCTGGTTGAAAATACTTAGCTGTTATGTGCCTGTCTTTTCACCACTTCAGGCTCGGTGGTATCCTTTTAAGCCCGTATACATAAAAGGAAAATCAAATGACTTTTGATGAAAAAGAACTTGATAATGCAATTAATAAAATCATCGTAACGTCGCTCTTTTCCTGTCTCAGCGACACTCAACAGAAACAGTTCTACGAATCGGCTTTCAACATGATCGAGCGTTGTTGTTTCTGCGATGCCGACGAGCTACCTGAAAAAATCAGGAAACAGTTGGCTGATGCTCTTCGAGTGCGACTTTCTGACCAATTTTCTGAAATGTACTCTCCGAATTTGGACAAATAGAAAAAGGCCATTTCCATTCAGGGTCTGATGGAAATACTTCAGCCTGTTCCAAAGCACGGCGTAAAGAGAATACAACTCCAGCCATAATCTGATGTTTCCCATTGGTCCAGCTATCGCCGCTCTGATCTACAGGAGCGGCTATGTCGTATGACCAAACGACTTCACCACTATTGTTTAAAATCTGGACTTTCATTTCATACACCTGCTTTAACATGAGTGCCTGGTGGCACAACATGACTCAACGAATCATCCTGGACTTCATATGCCCCAGGCGGCTACTTCGTGGGCGTCCTGCCTGTTCGTTATCTTTGATATAAAATCTAACTTAACTTAGTTTTAATGGCAAGAGAAAACACCAAACTTTTCTTAGTTCGGTGTTTTGGTTAGAGAAAAGGGTGGGGGCTAGAGTTCGTATTGAACTCCTTTGACTACACCAATGATGAGGCAATTACCATTGATCGGGATGTTGGGGTACCGGGGATTTAATGGCACTAAAAACTTTTGAGGGCCATCGATAACTAATTTTTTTACTGTGGCTTCGTTTGTTCCATCAAGTCTAGCGATGACTATTTTTCCATGCCGGGGTTCTGCATCAGGATCTACAATCACTGTTGCGCCTTCTGGTATTGTTGGGAGGCCATTAGGGTTAGTCATGGAGTCGCCTTTAACCTCCAATGCAAATGAGTTATCACCAATCTTTAATGATGTATCTACCCACTTGTCTACTTCACTAAACACTTCTGCTGTCCTGCACTCAGTAAACTGCCCAGCCTGAACCCACGAGATTACAGGAACTCTGCGCATGTTTGTGACGAGTTTGCCTTCAAACTCAGCACCATAAAGAATGTAATCTATTGACGTATTGAAGAACTTCGCTAATTTTGAAAGTGCTTCCCCACCAGGGACATTGATGTCTTTCTCCCAGTACCCCACAGCAACGTCACTTACTCCACAAAATTTACCCAATTCTTTCTGGGACGTTCTGGTAACCCTTCTCAGAGCTTTTATACGCTGACCAACCGTTTCCATAGGAGCACCATTTCTTTAATTACTAAGTAATCTTAGTTTTTATTGACCTAAGATAGATTGATAATTAACATCTAATAAAACTTAGTTTGGAGGGCATATGACGACTGACGATATCGAAAGCTACTTCGGCAGCATTGAGAAAGTTGCTGCTTTTTTCGGCATAACAACTGAAGCCGTTTATCAGTGGCGAAACCGTCCTGGCCAGTTAATTCCAAAAGGACGTGCAGCAGAGGCTGCATATAGAACTTGCGGACGGTTGCCATTTAAACCTGAGCTTTATGAAAAATCTAATGGATAAATCGATTTACAGAAACCACAGATATGAGGAATTAACCGTGGGTAAAGAACCTGAATGGAAAGTTGATAAACAGCCAGCATGGCTGGTGGCAGCAATACGAAGAACGATTGCTGATTTACCTCATGGTTATGAGGAAGCAGCGGAAATTCTTGGTTTGTATAAATCTGATGATATCACCCCGGCAAAAGATCAATTGCATAACAGACTGCGTAGCGGTGGGGATCAAATTTTTCCACTTGAGTGGGCCATGGTTTTACAGGATGCCAGTGGTACCAGGCATGTAACGGATGCAATAGCCCGTCGTAGTAATGGGGTGTTTGTGCCGCTGGTGGTCATTGATGACATTGACAATGGTGACATTAATCAGCGGCTGATGGAGTCAATCGAATGGATTGGTAAGCATTCTCAGTACTTACGCAAGGCAACTGCTGATGGAGTTATTGACCAGGCTGAACGCGAGCAAATCGAAGAGAACAGCTACCAAGTAATGGCGAAGTGGCAGGAGCATTTAACACTGTTATTTCGTGTTTTTTGTGCGCCGGAAAAGAGTAACGCCCGCGAGTGTGCAGCTCCGGGCGTCGTGGCGTCGATTGCTTCTGGTTGTGGAGAAACTAACGCATGAACAGTTTAACAACACACTACCGTCGCTCGCAACTGATTGCGCTTCCTGTACCGGGTGGAAAAGCGAAGGTGGAGTATTGCTATGCAGTGAATGTACCAGGTGACAGGGAAATTGTAACCCACGGCTTTGCAGAGTGGGCTGTGGGTGATTTCAACCGGCAGAAGGAGACAGTCCTTTGCGACAAGTTAACCGCTGGTTCAAAGATCACTACGGAGTGCCCGTCAGAGTCATTCGTTGGGAGCCGGAAACACAACGGGTTATCTACCTCCGTGAAGGCTATGAACATGAGTGCTTCAGCCCGCTCGAACAGTTTCGTCGTAAATTCAGGGAAATAGAGGTCGGTCATGAGCCTGTTAATGACATCCCAGCCCATTGTGATAAATCGTGATCTTGCATGCCGTATTGGTCTGAATGAGGCAATTGTGTTGCAGCAGCTTCATTACTGGCTGAATGAAACGAATTCAGGCACTGAGCATGGCGGAATTCGCTGGGTTTATAACACGACAGAACAGTGGCTGGAGCAGTTTCCGTTCTGGTCAGAGTCCACTCTGAAACGCACATTTGCAAGCCTGAAATCACTTGGGGTTTTGCGTCGCGAGCAACTCAATAAATCGAAGCGTGACATGACCAACTTCTACACGATCAACTATGAAAGTGAGCTTTTAGAAGAGGTCAAAGTGAACGAATCCATCAGGTCAAAATGCTCTTCTCCATCGGGTCAAAGTGACCTGATGGATGGGCGCAAAATGACACGATCCATTGGTTCAAAACGACACGCTGTCATCGGGTCAAAATGGCCCAATGATCTTACAGAGAATACAACAGAGATTACTACAGAGAATAAAACCTCTTCTCGTCCGGACGCTTCGCAACCGGACACGCAGACGGCTGAACAGGATTTTTTAACTCGCCATCCTGATGCGATTGTATTCAGCCCTAAAAAGCGCCAGTGGGGGACGCAGGATGATTTGACCTGCGCACAGTGGCTCTGGAAAAAAATCATCGCCCTGTACGAGCAGGCTGCCGAATGTGACGGCGAGGTGGTTCGTCCCAAAGAGCCGAACTGGACAGCCTGGGCAAACGAAATTCGCCTGATGTGTGTGCAGGATGGTCGTACTCACAAACAAATCTGCGAGATGTACAGCCGCGTCAGCCGCGATCCGTTCTGGTGCCGTAACGTGCTCAGCCCGTCGAAGTTGCGGGAAAAATGGGATGAGCTTTCCCTGCGCTTATCGCCGTCCGTCAGCACGTACACCGAAAAACGCGAGGACCCGTACTTCAAATCCAGTTACGACAACGTGGACTACAGCCAGATCCCGGCAGGATTCAGGGGGTGATCATGAGTCTTTTGAATGACGTTCAGAAATTCATTGAAGCCCATCCGGGGTGTACTTCCGGAGACATTGCGGATGCTTTTGCAGGTTACTCACGGCAGCGCGTACTGCAGTCAGCAAGCAAGTTACGTCAGAGTGGGCGTGTGGCTCACCGTTGTGAAGGGGATACACGCAGACATTTCCCGCGCCTGACTGAGAGAGCGCAGGAGCCGGAACCACAACCAGTTCGTGAAACCAGACCTGTGCGCAATTTCTATGTCGGCACTAACGATCCCCGGGTGATTTTGTGCCTGACCCGCCAGGCTGAAGAACTGGAGTCAAGAGGCTTATACCGTCGTGCTGCAACCGTGTGGATGGCGGCATTCCGTGAAAGCCACTCCCAGCCAGAACGAAACAATTTTCTGGCGCGTCGTGAGCAGTGCTTACGGAAAAGCAGCAAGCGAGCTGTATCGGGTGATGAGTGGTATCTGTCAGGGAATTACGTGGGGGCTTAATGAGTAATAAATATTGCCAGGAGCTGGTGGAACTGCGGAACAAACCAGCCCATGAACTGAAGGAAGTGGGCGATCAGTGGCGCACGCCGGACAACATTTTCTGGGGAATTAACACCCTGTTTGGCCCGTTTGTTCTGGATCTGTTCACTGACGGTGATAACGCCAAATGTGCTGCGTATTACACGGCGGAAGACAACGCGCTGGCGCATGACTGGTCAGAACGTCTTGCGGAGCTTAAAGGTGCTGCCTTTGGTAATCCCCCATACAGCCGCGCCAGTCAGCATGAGGGGCAATACATCACCGGCATGCGTTACATCATGAAGCATGCCAGTGCCATGCGTGATAAGGGCGGGCGCTATGTTTTCCTGATCAAAGCTGCCACCAGCGAAGTGTGGTGGCCGGAAGATGCGGACCATATTGCTTTTATTCGCGGGCGTATTGGTTTTGAACTGCCTGCCTGGTTTATCCCGAAGGATGAGAGGCAGGTGCCGACAGGCGCTTTCTTCGCTGGTGCTATTGCTGTTTTCGACAAGACCTGGAAGGGACCGGCAATCAGCTACATCGGGCGCGATGAACTTGAGGCATGTGGTGAAGCCTTTCTGGTGCAGGTTCGCCAGCAGGCGGAAAAACTGGTCAGGGAGATGGCGGCATGACGACGTTAACTCAATGCCAGCAGCAGGTGCTGGATATGCTGATTTCTTATCAGAAAGAACGTGGCTTCCCGCCAACCAATCAGGAGGTGGCAACCATGCTGGGATACCGTTCGGTGAATGCAGCGGTGGAGCATCTTCGCGCACTGGAGAAAAAAGGCGTCATCACGATAAAGCGTGGCGTGGCCCGGGGGATAACGCTTCATACTGCGATGAAGGACGACGACAGCGAGGCGGTCGGGATTATCCGCTCACTGCTTGCCGGTGAGGAAAACGCCAGGCTGCGTGCAACCCACTGGTTACATAAGAGGGGCCTGAAAGTATGAAGCTGATCCTGCCTTTCCCGCCCAGCGTGAACACGTACTGGCGACACCCCAACAAAGGGGCGTTTGCTGGTAAGAGCCTGATAAGCGCGGCGGGGCGAAAATTCCAGAGCGCGGCGTGCGCAGCAATAGTTGAGCAGTTACGTCGTCTGCCGAAACCAACGTCGGCACCTGCTTCAGTGGAGATCGTGTTGTTTCCTCCGGATAACCGGATCCGCGATCTGGACAACTATAACAAGGCGCTGTTTGACGCCCTGACCCACGCGGGTGTGTGGGAAGACGACAGTCAGGTGAAAAGAATGCTGGTGGAGTGGGGACCGGTTATCCCGGAAGGGAAGGTCGAGATCACTATCAGTAAGTACGAGAAAACGGCGGGTGCAGCCGCCTGATTAAGAGGAGAAACGAAGTATGAATAATCTGATGGTCATTGATGGTATTGAAGTTCGTCGTGATGCTTATGGACGTTACAGCCTGAACGATCTGCATCGCGCAGCAGTAGCATCTGGTGCAAATGCCAGAACCAAGGAGCCGGGAAAGTTTCTTTCCAGCCAACAGATTACTGAGCTGGTTCAGGAATTGATCGATACCCAAAATCTGGGTGTCGGTTCATTCAATGAAACTACCCAAAATTTGGGTAGTAAACCTGTCAGTAAAATAGAAGGGCGGAATGGCGGAACATATGTCTGTAAGGAACTGGTGTATGCCTATGCAATGTGGATCAGGCCGTCATTCCATCTGAAGGTGATCCGCACTTTCGACATGGTAACCTGCACACCGGAAAAATTATCCGGACAGGCTGCTGACAAGATGCAGGCTGGTGTGATTCTGCTGGACTTTATGCGTCGGGAGTTAAACCTGTCTAACTCATCTGTGCTTGGTGCCTGTCAGAAGCTTCAGGAGGCTGTTGGCTTACCGAATCTGGCACCGCGCTATGCCATTGATGCTCCTGCTGACGCGCCTGATGGCTCAAGTCGCCCCACGCTGTCGCTGAGTGCACTGCTGAAACAGTATGGTATCCGCCTGACGGCTAATCAGGCATATCACCAGATGGTGAAGCTGGGGATCGTTGAACAACGCGAACGATACAGCCGTACCGCGATTAACAACATCAAAAAATTCTGGTCGCTGACAGCGAAAGGCTGCATGTTCGGCAAGAACATCACCAGTCCTGCAAATCCGCGCGAGACGCAGCCGCACTTCTTCGAATCCCGATTCCCTGAGCTGTTAAAGCTGCTCGATACCGTTCATTGAGGTGACCGTGAGAGCACTACTGACCCCTGAAATTGCCCCACGTATGGGGATCGTATTGTTCAGACCAGGTTCAGAGCTGATGCCCCTGTTTATGCAGGGGCGTGTTCTGCTGGAGCCTGAGCCGGAACGTTATTCATCTTTCGCCAGTGGTGCCGTTCCGGCGGCATCACAACCGCTGGCGGATGATCCTGCCGTTCGGGCCGTGTTCCGCAATGAGGCAGTGATCCGTCGTGCTGGTGGCGTGGAATGTCTTGAAAGCTGGTTACTTCGTGAAAAGGGCTGTCAGTGGCCTCATTCCGACTGGCACAGCGATAACATGACCACAATGCGGCACGCGCCGGGCGCAATCCGTCTGTGCTGGCACTGCGATAACCAGCTGCGCGATCAGTTCACGGAACGGCTGGAATCAATGGCAACGGATAACTGTGCCCGGTGGGTGTTATCTGTCGTGCGTCGGGATCTCGGTTTTGATGACAGTCACGTTGTGACAATGCCGGAACTGTGCTGGTGGCTGGTTCGTAATGACCTGGCGGATGCCTTACCGGAAAGTGCAGCCCGTAAGGCACTGAGATTACCGAAGCCTGTTGTGCCGTCTGTCACCCGGGAAAGTGACCTTGTGCCTTCGGTTCCTGCCACCAGCATCATCCAGGATAAAGCGAAAAAGGTGCTGGCACTGAAAGTGGATCCGGAGTCGCCGGAGTCTTTTATGTTACGCCCCAAACGTCGCCGCTGGGTTAACGAAAAGTACACGCGCTGGGTTAAGACACAGCCGTGTGCATGTTGTGGAAAGCCTGCTGATGATCCCCACCACCTGATAGGTCACGGTCAGGGTGGAATGGGTACAAAAGCGCATGACCTCTTTGTGTTGCCTTTGTGCAGAAAGCATCACGACGAGCTGCATGCGGATACCGTGGCATTTGAAGAGAAGTATGGCTCCCAGCTGGAGCTGATATTTCGTTTTATCGATCGTGCGCTGGCAATAGGCGTACTGGCGTAAGTGGAGAACGAGCATGAACCTTGAAGCTTTACCAAAATATTACTCCCCAAAATCTCCAAAATTGAGTGATGACGCACCGGCGACAGGCTCGGGTGGTTTAACAATTACAGATGTGATGGCTGCGCAGGGGATGGTGCAGTCGAAAGCACCGCTTGGGTTTGCCTTATTCCTGGCAAAAGTTGGTGTTCAGGATCCTCAGTTTGCGATTGAAGGTCTGCTTAATTACGCGATGGCACTGGATAACCCGACATTGAACAAATTGAGTGAAGAAACCCGGTTACAGATCATCCCTTACCTTGTGAATTTTGCCTTTGCTGATTATTCCAGGTCTGCGGCAAGTAAGGCTCGCTGTGAGCATTGTGCTGGTACTGGATTTCATAATGTATTGCGCGAGGTGGTGAAACACTCCAGAAGCGGGGAATCTGTTATCAAAGAAGAGTGGGTGAAGGAACTATGTCAGCATTGTCATGGTAAGGGAGAAGTCAGCACAGCGTGCAGAGGGTGTAAGGGTAAAGGTATTGTCCTGGATGAAAAAAGAACCCGGCTTCATGGCACGCCTGTTTATAAGGTTTGTGGGCGTTGCAATGGAAACCGGTTTAGCCGTTTACCAACCACACTGGCGCGGCATCATGTCCAGAAGCTGGTACCAGACCTGACTGATTATCAGTGGTACAAAGGATATGCAGATGTCATTGATAAACTGGTTACAAAGTGCTGGCAGGAAGAAGCATATGCAGAGAAACAATTGAGAAAAGTGACAAGATAAATGATTTTAGCCGAAGATGGCGACATGATGCTTGCATTTTTCAAAAAATATGGATAAGATTTTCCCAACGATGGGCTTTGTATGTCTGCCGTTAACGAAATCATAACAAACCTCGCTTCGGCGGGGTTTTTGCTTTTCTGGAGGTCAATAATGCAGGGCGAAAAGCAGCAGCCATATTTTTTTAACCCTGGTATGACTGTTGAACAGCTTGAAGACTGGCTGGAGCAGCAAAAGCTTCATCTAAGCCGCTATAACCGTCTGGTAAAAGAAAAAGCAGAGCTTGAAGAACGGCTCAGTGATATTTCTGTGGAAATTGAACGGATGTCTGCTGGTGGTTTTAACGGAAAGTTGAGTTTCCCCTGGGAGTCAAGTCCGCCTCTGAGAAATAATCAACAGGGTAGTGTTTGACTGAAAGTTTTAGTGAGCGGAGAAATTCTGCTGCTTCTTCTGATATGTAATCAGGTTTTAGTCTGTCTGAAATAATAGACAAACTGTCATTAAGATCCCTTCCCCTCATATCTGAGAGGACCAACAGCAATTAAGAGGGGGCTAAATGTCCGATCCGATTTCCGGTACTGGACTGGCTGGTGGTGCCCTGACGGGTGCCAGTGTTTATGGACTGCTGACCGGAACTGATTACGGCGTTGTATTTGGCGCATTTGCAGGGGCTGTATTCTACATAGCAACAGCAGCAGATCTGAGTGCATCGCGTCGACTGGCATATTTTATCGTGTCATATATTGCCGGGATTCTTTGCTCTGGGTTGGTTGGCTCCAAGCTGGCGAACTTGACCGGATACAGTGATAAACCTCTGGATGCTATTGGTGCCGTAATCGTCTCTGCTTTAGCCGTTAAAATCCTGACGTTCCTGAATAATCAGGATATCGGCTCGCTGGTGGCGCTCATAACGCGCCGGGGAGGTTCAGGTGGAGCTAAATGACCCGACAGCAACTATAAATGCGCTGTTATGTGCTTGTGTTGTTATTACTCTGATGTTTTATCGTCGTGGTGATTCGCGGCATCGTCCTTGGGTTTCACGTTTAGCCTGGCTGATTACTGTTACATACAGTGCTGTTCCGTTGGCCTATCTCTGTGGGATTTATCCTCATTCCTCATGGCCCATTATCGTGGCGAACACTATTTTTCTTTCCGTGCTGGTGGCCGTCAGAGGCAACGTTGCACGTCTGGTTGATCATCTGAGGCACTAATGAACCAACAATTATTTCAAAAGGCGGCTGGTATTAGCGCCGGGCTGGCTGCGCGCTGGTTTCCGCACATTGATGCGGCGATGAAGGAATTCGGCATTACAGCACCAGCGGATCAGGCAATGTTTATCGCTCAGGTAGGCCATGAGTCGATGGGGTTTAGCGCCGTAGTTGAAAATTTTAACTACACACCATCTGCGCTGGTGGCGACGTTCGGAAAGAGGATTACACAGCAGCAGGCTGATGCCCTTGGCAGAATATCCGGACATGCAGCTCGTCAGGATGCTATTGCCAATCTTGTGTATAGCAACCGACTGGGTAACAAAGCACCAGGTGATGGCTGGAAATATCGTGGTAGAGGATTAATTCAAATCACTGGCCTCCATAATTATCGCATCTGTGGCGCGGCGCTGAAGTTAGATCTGGTGACTTCACCTGAACAACTGGAACAGGAGCTACAGGCAGCGCGCTCAGCTGCATGGTTCTACACCTCTAAAGGTTGCATGGTCTACGGTGCCGATATTAATCGTGTTACGCGCATCATTAACGGCGGTCTGAACGGTATTGAGGATCGTAAGGTTCGATACAACAAGGCGCGGGCGGCGCTGCTGGTATGAAGATGAGTTATTGGGCGCTCATTTTAACGTTTATTGCTTGTATTGCTGGTGGTCTTGTCTGGTCAGCTAATCATTACCACAATAAAGCCATTGAATACAAAAAACAGCGCGACGAAAACGCTATGGCATTAGATTCGGCTATGGCGACGATCTCTGATATGCAGAAGCGTCAACGTGACGTAGCAGAACTCGATGCCAGATATACAAAGGAGCTTGCTGATGCTAACGCGACTATCGAAAGTCTCCGTGCTGATGTTTCTGCTGGTCGTAAGCGCCTGCAAGTCGCCGCCACCTGTGCAAAGTCAACGACCGGAGCCAGCGGCATGGGCGATGGAGAAAGCCCAGGACTTACAGCAGATGCTGAACTCAATTATTACCGTCTCCGAAGTGGAATCGACAGGATAACCGCGCAGGTTAACTACCTGCAGGAGTACATCAGGACGCAGTGCTTAAAATAATTTTAATTTCACTGAAATTTAACAAGTGACTTTCAGGAAAATGCCTCGCAGATGCGGGGCATTTTTGTACCGGTATTTCACCGCGCACCGCAGCGCACAATAAACACCGAACCTGACCCTTTGGAATGGGCCTTTGAGGATACCAGTTAGTGCTGGCGAGCCTCGGTGGGCTGGTTTCCTGTGCGGCAAAGGTTCATTTCAAAGAGTTGGTACACGCTATGAAATCATTAACCCTCTTCAATCAACCAATTCGTATCGGTGAAGATGGCATGATCTGCCTCACCGATATGTGGAAAGCCAGTGGAAAAAGTGATGCCGAATCGCCGTACCACTACCTGAGAAACAAGCAGACCAAAGAGTTCTTAGCCGAGCTGGAGAAAAACCACGAATCTGTGGTTTTTACGGAACGCGGTGTGCACGGTGGAACTTATGGCGGAAAGTTCGTTGCTTATGATTACGCAGCATGGCTAAACCCTGGATTTAAATATGCAGCCTATAAAGTCCTCGATGACTACTTCACCGGAGAGCTTCAGCATCGCAACAGCTTAAGTGCGCAGCTCAACATGAAATGTCATGAGTTTGACCAGAAGAAAGACATGGCGAGCAGCTGCGTCTCAACGGCTGTGTCAATCATCACTTTGTTAGCTACATGATGCGGAACTCGATCATGCAGGCATTCATGGACATGGCAAAAGCCGAGAGGAAAGAATAGCGCCGGCGTAAGCGAGCGGAAGCAAAAGCGAAGTAGCCATTACAAAGCCTATCTACGGGTGGGCTTGATAATGAAACCGGAATTTATTCTGGGCAACCAGTTACGGCATTACAGCGAAACAACCCAAGCCAGTAAGTGGGGAAATAACACTGGCAGCCACTGAAAGATGAACCTCCTGCCTTATGGCAAAAAAGATTCTTTGTGGTGGCGGACTGATGGAAAGACATCGGTTATTGCAGAGGCCATTCAATGAGTGGTCTCGACAATGGCTTATACCCTACACGGGATAACTTAACTGATATCCCTTTTAACGGATAAACGGAGCCAATAATGGCAGAGAATGTCGGCATTATGGCAGTGAAATTTGGATAAATCGGAGATTAGTACATATGCCGCCACGAATCCCAAAAGCCTGCCGTGTTCGCGGCTGCCGCCATACCACCACAGACCCGTCAGGCTACTGCGAAAGCCACAAAAGCGAAGGCTGGAAGCAATACAAGCCAGGCCAGTCCCGTCATCAGCGCGGTTATGGTTCGAAGTGGGACGGTATCCGCGAGCGCGTCCTGAAGCGTGACAAAGGTTTATGTCAGTTATGTCTGCGTGCTGGTGTGGTGCGTGAGGCGAAAACCGTTGACCACATCATCCCTAAAGCGCATGGCGGCGCTGATGCCGACAGTAATCTGCAGAGTCTGTGCTGGCCGTGTCATAAGGCGAAGACGGCTCGTGAACGGCTGAAGTGATAATAATTCTCAACTGCATGGGGGGAGGGGCGGGTCAAATCTCTACAGCCCTGACTGTCCGGGACTGCCCGCCCCATCGTTTTTTTATACCCGCGAAAAATGAAATTTAACCAGGAGTGCCGCATATGGCTGGAACGGCGGGGCGTTCCGGGCGTCGCCCCAAGCCAACGGCGCGCAAGGCGCTGGCCGGAAACCCCGGCAAGCGAGCCCTGAACAAAGATGAACCTGTTTTTACGCCCATCAAAGGTGTTGAGCCACCGGAGTGGTTCGCTGAAGAAGATCTCCCTCTCGCCACGATCATGTGGCAACTGACAACCAAAGAACTCTGCGGTCAGGGCCTGCTGTGCGTGACTGACCTCGCGGTGCTTGAGCGGTGGTGCGTGGCCTATGAGTTCTGGCGACGTGCCGTGAAAAATATTGCCAGACAGGGCAACACCATCACCGGTGCAATGGGCGGCATGGTCAAAAATCCGGAGCTGACTGCCAAAAAAGAACAGGAGTCTGAGATGAGCAGCACGGGGGCAATGCTCGGACTCGACCCCAGCAGCCGCCAGCGTCTGATTGGCCTGGCGGGGCAGAAGAAAGCCACTAACCCGTTTCTGAAAATCATCGAATCATGAGCCGGAAATCTTACCCCAACGTAAATGCTGCCAATCAGTATGCCCGGGATGTCGTTCGCGGAAAGATTGTGGCCTGCCAGTTTGTGATTCAGGCCTGCCAGCGCCATCTTGATGACCTGATGGCGGAAAAAAGTAAGTCGTTTCGTTACCGCTTCGACAAGGACCTGGCTGAACGGGCCGCCAAATTTATTCAGCTGTTGCCGCACACCAAGGGTGAGTGGGCATTCAAGAGGATGCCCATCACGCTGGAGCCGTGGCAGCTCTTTGTGATCTGCTGTGCGTTTGGCTGGGTCAATAAAGGCACCCGGTTGCGCCGCTTCCGGGAGGTGTACACCGAAATCCCCCGTAAGAACGGCAAATCAGCAATCTCTGCCGGTGTTGCCCTGTATTGTTTTGCCTGTGATAACGAGTTTGGCGCGGAAGTGTATTCCGGTGCCACGACAGAGAAACAGGCGTGGGAAGTCTTTCGCCCGGCGCGACTGATGTGTAAACGCACACCCATGCTGACGGAAGCGTTCGGGATTGAGGTTAACGCCTCAAACATGAACCGTCCGGAGGATGGCGCGCGGTTTGAACCGCTGATCGGTAACCCCGGTGATGGATCATCACCCCACTGTGCGGTGGTGGATGAATATCACGAGCACGCCACCGATGCGCTTTACACCACGATGCTTACCGGGATGGGGGCGCGACGTCAGCCACTGATGTGGGCCATTACTACTGCCGGGTACAACATTGAGGGGCCGTGCTACGACAAGCGGCGGGAAGTCATCGAGATGCTCAACGGCTCGGTGCCCAACGATGAACTGTTCGGGATCATCTATACCGTTGATGAAGGTGACGACTGGACCGACCCGCAGGTGCTGGAAAAAGCCAATCCAAATATTGGCGTGTCGGTTTATCGCGAATTTTTGTTAAGTCAGCAGCAGCGTGCGAAAAATAACGCCCGTCTGGCAAACGTCTTTAAAACAAAACACCTCAATATCTGGGTGTCGGCGCGTTCGGCGTATTTCAACCTGGTGAGCTGGCAGAGCTGCGAGGATAAATCACTGACCCTTGAGCAGTTTGAGGGGCAGCCGTGCATTCTGGCCTTTGACCTGGCGCGTAAGCTGGATATGAACAGTATGGCGCGACTTTATACCCGCGAGATTGACGGTAAAACGCATTACTACAGTGTGGCTCCGCGCTTCTGGGTACCGTATGACACGGTGTACAACGTCGAGAAAAATGAAGATCGCCGGACAGCCGAGCGCTTTCAGAAATGGGTGGAAATGGGCGTTCTGACCGTTACCGATGGTGCGGAGGTGGATTATCGCTACATCCTCGAGGAGGCCAAAGCGGCGAACAAAATCAGCCCGGTCAGTGAGTCACCCATCGACCCCTTCGGGGCGACCGGGCTGTCGCATGACCTTGCGGATGAAGACCTGAATCCCGTCACTATCATTCAGAACTACACCAACATGTCCGACCCGATGAAAGAGCTGGAAGCGGCAATTGAATCGGGGCGTTTTCATCATGACGGCAATCCCATCATGACCTGGTGTATCGGCAACGTGGTCGGCAAAACCATTCCGGGTAACGATGATGTGGTGAAGCCCGTCAAGGAGCAGGCGGAAAACAAAATTGATGGTGCAGTTGCGCTGATTATGGCGGTTGGCAGAGCCATGCTGTACGAGAAAGAAGACACGCTGTCTGATCACATTGAGTCCTACGGGATCCGCTCGCTTTAACTGAGGTAATTATGATCATGCTGATTCTCGCGCCTCTGGTGGGCGTGCTGGGTGCGCTTTTGCTGGCGTATGGTGCCTGGCTGATTTATCCCCCGGCGGGGTTTGTTGTTGCCGGGGCGCTGTGCCTGTTCTGGTCGTGGCTGGTGGCGCGATATCTCGACCGTACACAGTCGTCTGTCGGCGGAGGTAAATAGTGTTCTTTTCGGGATTATTTCAACGAAAAAGTGACGCACCGGTGACCACGCCAGCAGAGCTGGCGGATGCTATCGGGCTGTCATATGACACCTATACCGGAAAGCAGATCAGCAGCCAGCGGGCCATGCGACTGACGGCGGTTTTTTCCTGCGTCAGGGTGCTGGCAGAGTCGGTCGGGATGTTGCCCTGCAATCTGTATCACCTGAACGGCAGCCTGAAACAGAGAGCCACCGGCGAGCGTCTGCATAAGCTGATCTCCACGCATCCCAATGGCTATATGACGCCGCAGGAGTTCTGGGAGCTGGTGGTCACCTGTCTGTGCCTGCGGGGAAACTTTTACGCCTACAAAGTGAAAGCATTTGGCGAAGTGGCTGAACTGCTGCCCGTCGATCCCGGCTGTGTGGTACCGAAGCTTAACAGTAGCTGGGAGCCGGTCTATCAGGTCACATTCCCGGATGGCTCCACGGATGTACTGAGCCAGGAAGATATCTGGCATGTGCGCACGCTGACGCTGGACGGTCTGGTGGGACTGAATCCCATCGCCTATGCCCGCGAGGCAATATCGCTGGCAGCTGCGACCGAAGAGCACGGGGCCAGACTGTTCAGCAATGGTGCGGTGACGTCCGGTGTGTTGCGTACAGAGCAGACGCTGTCGGATCAGGCTTATGAGCGTCTGAAGAAAGATTTTGAGGAGCGTCACACCGGGCTTGGTAATGCTCACCGCCCGATGATCCTTGAGATGGGGCTGGACTGGAAGTCGATGGCGCTGAACGCCGAGGACAGCCAGTTCCTGGAAACCCGCAAGTTTCAGCTTGAAGAAATCTGTCGTCTGTTCCGTGTGCCATTGCACATGGTGCAGAACACCGATCGCGCCACCTTCAACAATATCGAAGAGCTGGGGCTGGGATTTATCAACTATTCACTGGTGCCGTATCTGACCCGCATCGAACAGCGGATCAACACCGGACTGGTACGAAAAAGTAAGCAGGGCGTTTATTACGCCAAATTTAACGCCGGGGCGTTACTGCGCGGGGATATGAAGTCCCGTTTTGAAGCCTACGCCACCGGGATCAACTGGGGAATTTACTCTCCCAATGACTGCCGCGACCTGGAAGATATGAATCCGCGTCCCGGTGGTGATGTCTATCTCACACCGATGAACATGACCACGAAACCCTCCGATGGCAGTAAGGCCGGTAAGCAGAAGGATAACGCCAATGCAGACGAAACAACGTCTTGATGTACCGCTGAGTCTGAAATCTGTCAGTGACTCCGGTGAGTTTGAAGGGTATGGCTCCGTCTTTGGTGTAAAGGACAGCCACGATGATGTGGTGATGTCCGGGGCATTTGCTGCTTCCCTGCGGGCGTGGAGTGACAGAAAAGCGTTACCTGCGCTGCTCTGGCAGCACCGCATGGATGAACCCATCGGTGTTTACACTGAAATGAAGGAAGACGATGTCGGGCTTTACGTCAGGGGACGGTTGCTTATTGATGATGATCCCCTCGCAAAACGCGCACATGCACACATGAAGGCCGGTTCGTTAACCGGCCTTTCTATTGGGTACGTCCTGAAAGACTGGGAATACGACCGGAGCAAAGAAGCCTTTTTGCTGAAAGAAATCGACCTCTGGGAAGTCAGTCTGGTGACGTTTCCGTCTAACGACGAGGCGCGGATCAGCGACGTCAAGAACGCACTGGCCCGCGGGGAAATCCCTGAACAGAAAAAAATCGAAAGAGTCCTGCGTGATGTCGGACTCTCCCGTACCCAGGCCAAAGCATTCATGGCCGGGGGCTATGGCGCACTGTCCCTGCGCGACGCTGAGGATGTGAGCTCTGCACTGAATGCACTGAAAAATCTGAACTTCTAATCAGGAGAAATACGATGGCGGTAGATATTAAAGATGTAGAACAGGTCGCGCAGGAGCTGCAGCAGAAGTTTGACGACTTCAAAGCAAAGAACGACAAGCGCGTGGATGCGATTGAGCAGGAAAAAGGCAAGCTTGCCGGGCAGGTGGAAACCCTGAACGGGAAACTCAGCGAGCTGGAAAACCTCAAAAGCGATCTTGAAAAAGAGCTGCTTGAGCTGAAACGTCCGGCAGGTGGTGCGCAAAATAAACTGGCCACCGAGCATAAAGAAGCGTTTGTGGGCTTCCTGCGTAAAGGCCGTGAAGATGGTCTGCGCGATCTGGAGCGCAAGGCATTACAGGTGGGCACCGATGAAGACGGCGGCTATGCCGTGCCGGAAGCACTGGATCGCAACATTCTCACCCTGCTGAAAGATGAAGTGGTGATGCGCCAGGAAGCCACGGTGATCACCGTTGGTGGCTCCGACTACAAAAAACTGGTGAATCTGGGCGGCACGGCTTCTGGATGGGTTGGCGAGACTGACGCGCGCTCCCAGACTGCCACCTCAAAACTGGGCCTGATTGAACCTTTCATGGGGGAAATCTACGGTAACCCGCAGGCCACCCAGAAAATGCTGGATGATGCCTTTTTCAACGTGGAAGCATGGATCAACAGCGAGCTGGCAACCGAATTTGCCGAACAGGAAGAAATTGCCTTTACCACCGGCGATGGTACCAAGAAGCCGAAAGGGTTCCTGGCGTATGAATCCACGGATGAAACCGATAAGGTCCGGGCGTTCGGCAAACTTCAGCATATTGTATCCGGCGCCGCGACGGCGGTGACCGCAGACGCCATTATCAAACTGATTTACACGCTGCGTAAGGCACACCGCACCGGCGCGAAGTTCATGATGAACAACAATAGCCTGTTTGCCATCCGTCTGCTGAAAGACAGCGAGGGTAACTATCTGTGGCGTCCGGGGCTGGAGCTGGGGCAGCCGTCCTCTCTGGCGGGTTACGGTATCGCTGAAAACGAACAGATGCCGGATATCGCCGCTGATGCGAAAGCCATTGCATTTGGTAACTTCAAACGGGGTTACACCATCGTTGACCGTATCGGCACCCGCATTCTGCGTGACCCGTACACCAATAAACCGTTTGTCGGTTTTTATACCACCAAACGCACCGGCGGCATGCTGGTCGATTCGCAGGCCATCAAACTGCTGAAGATTGCAGCGGCGTAATCACTCAGGGGCGCGGAACCGCGCCCCCTGTTCTGACGGGTGAAGAATCATGATCCTGAAACAAGATCTGAAATGGTCACCGGACGGTATGCGTGTTGAGGTCATTCGGGCCGGTGAGTATGACGACGGGGCGCTTCCTGCCCGGGTGCAGGAGATTGCACTTCAGGCCGGGTTAGCAGAGCGCGGAACCAGTGCAAAAAGCAGTAAAGCGGCAAAAGAGAAAAAAGCCACGACCAGTAAAGAGGGCTGAGTATGCTTCTGACAATGGAAGAGATTAAAGCCCAACTCCGGCTGGATGAGGATTTCGATGCTGATGACCGCCATCTGCAACTGCTGGCCTGTGCGGCGCAAAAGCGGACGGAAACGTATCTGAACCGGAAGCTCTATGCACCGGATGAAACCATTCCGGAGAGCGATCCGGACGGGCTGCACCTGCCGGATGATATTCGTCTGGGGATGCTGATGCTTATCAGCCATTTTTACGAAAACCGCTCGTCGGTTACGGAAGTGGAGAAACTCGACATGCCGCAGAGTTTTGGCTGGCTTGTCGGCCCGTACAGGTACTTTCCGCAATGAAAATTCGTCAGGCGCAGACCAGCGCAACCTACATTCTGCCGGACCCCGGTGAACTGAATAAACGCGTCCTGATCCGCCAGCGGGTGGATATGCCCGCGGATAACTTTGGCGTGGAGCCTCAATACCCGGTTGCGTTCCGGACATGGGCGAAGGTTATCCAGACCAGTGCCACCACCTGGCAGGAAACCGCGCAGACCGGGGACGCCATCACCCATTACATCACCATTCGTTACCGCCGGGGGATCACTGCTGATTATGAGGTGGTCTGTGATGACAGTGTGTACCGGGTGAAACGTCAGCGTGATCTGAACGGGGCGCGGCGCTTTCTGTTGCTGGAGTGTACAGAGCTGGGCGAATTTACGCAGAGTCACGGAGGCAGCAATGGCGACTCCCTTTTTGCACGTTGATGTTCAGCAGCCCACGGAGATGCGCTTTAACCGCGCCCGTGTCCGGCGGGCGTTTGTCACGATTGGGCAGCGTCATATGCGTGATGCCCGTCGGCTGGTGATGCGCCGTGCGCGGTCGGCACCGGGTGAAAACCCCGGTTATCAGACCGGACGCCTGGCACGTTCGATTGGTTATATGGTACCCAGAGCCAGTAAACATCGCCCCGGTTTTATGGCACGTATAGCCCCTAACCAGCGCAACGGGAAGGGGAACCGGATGATCTCTGGTGACTTCTATCCGGCGTTTCTATTTTTTGGTGTCCGGGGAGGAGCAAAACGTCGTCGTAGTCATCATCGTGGTGCATCCGGTGGCAGCGGCTGGCGACTGGCTCCACGTAATAACTTCATGGTGGAAACTCTTGAAAAGAACCGCAGCTGGACACGCTATTTTCTGGCGCGGGAATTGCGTAAATCACTGAAGCCGGAGCGACGACACAGATGAAACTGACGCCTGTTATTGCTGCGCTGCGTGCCCGCTGTCCGTATTTTGAAAACCGGGTTGCAGGCGCGGCACAGTTCAAAAATCTGCCGGAGGTCGGAAAGCTGAAGCTCCCGGCGGCATATGTGGTACCGGGTGATGACTCTCCGGGAGAAAACAAAAGCCAGACCGACTACTGGCAGGAGCTGAAAGAGGGCTTCTCCGTGGTTGTCATACTGAGTAATGGGCGTGATGAGCGCGGTCAGTTTGCTTCGTATGATGTGGTGGACGATGTCCGGCAGATGCTCTTTAAGGCCCTGCTGGGCTGGAACCCGGAGGCGTGCGGTAACCCGATTACCTATGACGGCGGCACGCTGCTGGATCTGAATCGTCATGAGCTGATTTATCAGTTCGATTTTTCGGTCATCAGCGAGCTGACCGAAGACGATACCCGCCAGCAGGATGAGCTGAACAGTCTGGATGAACTGCGAACGCTGGCGATTGATGTTGATTATCTCGATCCCGGTAACGGGCCTGACGGCGATATCGAACATCACACCGAAATAATCCTTCCTTCCTGAGGATCCTCATGTTTGTCAAACCTGTTAAAGGGCGGTCAGTGCCTGACCCTGCCCGCGGTGACCTTTTGCCCACCGAAGGGCGAAATGTTGACGAGAACAACTACTGGCTGCGCCGTGAAGCAGCGGGTGATATCCGGCGCGTGAATGAAAAGGTGAATACCGATGACGATAAGCTTTAACACCATTCCGTCGAATACGCTGGTTCCGCTGTTTTATGCGGAAATGGATAACCAGGCGGCTAATACTGCACAGGACAGCGGAGCGTCGTTGCTGATTGGTCACGCCAATAACGGTGCAGAGATTGTTGCCAACAGTCTGGTGCTGATGCCGTCGGCAGACTATGCACGCCAGATTTGTGGTGCGGGAAGTCAGCTGGCGCGTATGGTCGAGGCTTATCGCCAGACCGACCCGTTTGGCGAGCTGTATGTGATTGCCGTTCCGGAAGCCACAGGCGCGGCGGCAACGGTTACGCTGACGGTGACCGGGGCGGCAACCGAAACCGGCACGGTGAATGTTTATGTGGGACGTACCCGCGTGCAGGCACCGGTGACCAACGGCGATAACGTCACGACGATTGCCAGCAGTATTCAGGATGCCATCAATGCCGTTCCGGCCATGCCGTTTACGGCTTCATCTTCGGCAGGCGTGGTCACACTGACCGCGCGTCATAAGGGGCTTTGCGGGAATGAAATTCCTGTCAGCCTCAATTACTACGGCTTTGGTGGGGGCGAAGTGCTGCCAGCGGGCGTACAGATTGCCGTGGCGACGGGTACCGCCGGAACGGGTGCTCCGGTTCTCACCGGCGCGGTGGCTGCAATGGCGGATGAGCCGTTTGATTATATCGGCCTGCCGTTCAACGACACGGCCTCCGTTAACACGCTGGTGACCGAGATGAACGATACCAGCGGTCGCTGGAGCTATGCGCGTCAGCTGTATGGTCATGTGTATACGGCAAAGATCGGCACGCTGTCAGAACTGGTGACCGCAGGTGACCAGTTTAACCAGCAGCACATCACCCTGGCGGGGTACGAAAAAGAGACCCAGACGCCTGCCGACGAGCTGGCGGCAAGCCGTACCGCCCGCGCAGCGGTGTTTATCCGCAACGATCCGGCACGTCCCACGCAGACCGGTGAGCTGGTGGGTATGCTGCCTGCGCCGAAGGGGAAACGGTTCACGATGACCGAGCAGCAGACCCTGCTGTCTCATGGCGTGGCAACGGCGTATGTCGAAAGCGGGGTGCTGCGCATTCAGCGTGATGTCACCACGTACAGGAAAAATGCTTACGGGGTTGCGGATAACAGCTACCTCGACAGCGAGACGCTGCATACCAGTGCGTATGTACTGCGCAAACTGAAATCCGTCATTACCAGTAAGTACGGGCGTCACAAGCTTGCCAGCGACGGTACCCGCTTTGGTCCCGGTCAGGCGATTGTCACCCCGGCGGTGATCAAAGGGGAACTGCTGGCAACCTACCGTCAGCTTGAGCGTGCGGGGATCGTGGAAAACTACGAACTGTTTAAGCAGTACCTGGTTGTGGAGCGTGATGCCAGCGATCCGAACCGCCTGAACACGCTGTTCCCGCCTGACTATGTTAACCAGTTGCGTGTCTTTGCCGTGGTTAACCAGTTCCGTCTTCAGTATTCAGAGGAGTCTGCATAATGGCCCGTATCGGGGGAACCTGTTATTTCAAAATTGACGGTCAGCAGCTATCGCTGACCGGCGGCATTGAGGTGCCTATGAACAGGACGGTCAATGATGACATCATCGGCCTGGACGGTTCAGTGGACCGCAAGGAAACTCACCGTGCGCCTTATGTCAAAGGGACCTTCAAGGTGCCGAAGAATTTTCCGGTGAGCAAAATCACCTCGTCTGATGAGATGACCATCACTGCCGAGCTGGCGAACGGTCAGGTCTATGTACTGTCGTCTGCCTGGCTGCACGGCGAAGCGAACCATAATGCCGAAGAAGGCACGGTCGACCTTGAGTTCCACGGTGAAGAAGGGGATTACCAGTAATGAAGGAAATTAAACTAAGCAAACCTGTTCGAGCCCATGGGGAAGATATCCACGTTCTTGAACTGCGGGAGCCTACGGGGAAAGATGTTCGTGAACTCGGTTTCCCTTACACGGCCAGCGGCGATGCAGGCGTGAAAATGGATGCAGGGGTAATTGCGAAATACATTTCTCGTTTGGCGAGCATCCCACCAAGTTCTGTTGATGAAATGCAACCCTCAGATCTGAACACTATCAGTTGGGATATTGTCGGTTTTTTCCTCGGGAACTCAGCGCAGGACAACTCCTGAATCATTATTTTGATTGCGCCAAATACTGGCGCATCAATCCCCTGGAAATGCTCAACGAACCGTTTTCAGTTCTGGGTTTACTTGCTGAGCAGGCCAACCGCATCAACCAGGAACAATAAAAATGGCTGAGTTTGAACTTAAAGCCCTGATTACCGGGGTTGACAAGCTTTCTCCTGCGCTGTCCTCCATGCAGAAGAAAATCAAAGGGTTTCAAAAAGGGATCAAATCCAGCGGTCTGGCTGATTTTTCTATGGGGGATTTAATCGGCGGCGGGGCATTTGCAGCGCCGTTTATTGCTGGGGCCAAAGCGGCAATAGATTTTGAATCGCAGATGGCTGATGTTCGTAAAGTTGTCGATTTCGATACGCCACAGCAGTTTTCCGAGATGAGTGAAGACATCTTAAAAATGTCGGATCGTCTGCCTATGGCCGCGAATGATATTGCGAAACTCGTAGCCGCAGGTGGCCAGGCTGGTATTGCAAGGGAAGACCTGAAGCAATTTGCAGAAGACGCACTGAAAATGGGCGTCGCCTTTGATCAATCAGCGGATCAGTCCGGTGAGATGATGGCTAAGTGGCGAACCTCTTTCAAAATGACTCAGGGGGAGGTGGTTTCGCTTGCAGATAAGATTAACTATCTTTCAAACAACGGGGCTGCCAGCGCCCAGCAGATTTCTGACATTGTTACCCGCATAGGTCCGCTTGGGGAGGTTGCTGGTATTGCGTCGGGTCAGATTGCGGCGTTGGGCGCAACACTTGCAGGTGTGGGCGTTGAACAGGAAATTGCCGCAACTGGCATTAAAAACTTTATGCTGGCAATTACGGGAGGTTCTAAACAGCAGCAGGAGGCGTTCCAGTTCCTCGGGTTTAATTCCAAAAAACTTGCTTCAGATATGCAAAAGGATGCCCAGGGAACGATGTTGAAGGTCCTTGAAAGCATCTCAAAACTTGATAAGGCCAGACAACCGAAGGCATTGAATGTTCTTTTTGGTAAAGAGTCCATTGGCGCAATTGCCCCTCTGTTAACCAACCTCGATCTGTTGAAGAAAAACTTCAATATGGTTGGTGATGCATCGCAGTATACCGGCTCAATGCAAAAAGAGTATGAGGCCCGTGCAGCAACGACTGCAAACCAGTTACAGCTTCTACGAAATCAGGCTACTCACGCTGGTGTGGCGCTTGGGAATGCATTGCTGCCACAAATTAATGCCAGCGCCGCGGGGTTGATGCCCCTGATTCAAAAAGCAACTGACTTTGTTTCACGTAATCCTGCCATGGTTAGAGCATTGCTGGGTGCAGCTGCCGGATTTGTCGCACTTCGAGTTGCCGTTGCTGGTGCCAGTATGGCATTAAAAATAATGTCCTTTGTCGCTAGTGCTTCACCTATTGGTTTAATTATCAGGGGGATTGCGTTGGCTGCCGGGGTGCTGATAGCAAATTGGGATGTCGTTGGGCCATTCTTTAAAGAAATGTGGGGAAGCATAAAACCATACTTTGAGGCTGGCTGGGAGCTATTCAAAACTGTTTTCGCCTGGACTCCTATGGGAATGATCATTAACAACTGGGGCCCAGTTGTGCAGTGGTTTCAGGATATGTGGGACAAGCTCAAGCCTATTATCGAGTGGTTTACAGATGGTGCCAGTGATACGGTCGCTGCCGCAAACGCCGCGCAGTGGGGAGCCGGTGGTTACGGCGCGTATGGTACAGGAGTGGCTAGTTCAGGATATAACCCTTATCAGATCAAACAGGGAACGGCGACTCAACCGAAAGGATCCATCACCGTTGAGTTCAAAGGTGCCCCACAAGGAATGAGTGTTACTGATAGCCGTTCCACAGGTATAGATGTTAACCATGATGTAGGTTACACAAGGATAGGGAGGACTGGAATGGGAGGGTAAACCTCCCATTGTTTTTAATTGATGAACCTTGCGAAATTTCCCTCTGAGTCATATTCCGCCTTGGCGACATTTTTAACCATTCCCCCTAATTGGTTTTTGCCACGGAACTGCATGATCATGACGTAATCATCTTTACGACGTATAACGTTAGTTTCGATACATTCAAAACTATCGGGATCATTCATTGATTCTTTCACGCGATCTTTCATATCAAGTGGACAACCATCCAAAGAGCGTGTGAGCTTTGCCATAACAAGCTCCTCTTTAGTTTTTTCTTTTTCTGGGGGAGTCATAACAAACGCTGCGATTATCAGTGGTGCGAAGAATCCAAAAACAGCACCGAGAAGAGCAGCCATTATTTTTCTGGGCTTGGTCTTTTCTTTTTTATAAGCCCACCGTCCTATGAAAACGGCTAGCAACAAACCCAGTATTAACGGCAAAAACATTTCCATTTATACCTCTCCTTAAAGGTAAATGTTCTCTGGCGCTTCGAAAGAAGCGTCTGAAACAGAGTAGCTTATAACAAATCATATTGGTGCAGACAATGGCGTGGAAAGACAGACTGGTTGAAGCGTCGTTTCGCGGCGTTCCGTTCAAGGTAGAAGATGAAGGGGCCCCGGTAGGACGTCGGGTTGAAACGCATGAATACCCAAACCGCGACAAACCCTATACCGAAGACCTGGGGAAAATCACTTTCCGCCCGTCCATCACAGCTTATGTGGTGGGAGATGACTGCTTTGACCAGCGCGATCGCCTGATTGAAGCGCTGAATAAACCCGGTCCCGGCACGCTTGTCCACCCGACATATGGTGAGCTGAAAGTCTGTGTTGACGGGGAAGTTCGGGTCAGCACATCGAAAAGTGAAGGGCGTATTGTCCGCTTTGACCTGAAGTTTGTCGAAGCAGGAGAACTCTCTTACCCCACATCAGGTGCGGCGACGGCGCAGACGCTGATGTCATCCTGTTCTGCACTGGATGACTGCATCAGTGACAGCTTCAGCGGTTTCAGTATCGATGGTGTGGCGGATTTCGTGCAGAACGACGTTATCGGTAATGCCAGCATAATGCTGGGGTATGTTTCTGATGCGATGAAAGTGGTGGATTCTGCCGTATCGGATGCCGCCAGGCTGTTGCAGGGGGATATCTCGGTACTTCTGCCGCCGCCATCGTCAGGCAAAAATTTCGTTGAGCAGGTGCAGAAAATGTGGCGTACCGGGAAACGCCTTTATGGTAACGCCAGCGACCTGGTCACCATGATCAAAACGCTTTCCGGTGTCAGCCTCGGCAGCGATCTGCAACCGCGCGGCGTCTGGAAAACGGACAGTAAAACCACCGCCACGGCGACGCAGCAGCGTAACGTGGTTGCCAGCACCCTTCGTACGACCGCAATCAGCGAAGCGGCGTATGCCGTCACCCGATTGCCTGCGCCAACAACTTCCGCGGTGATGCAGAATTCCGCAGTGGGGCAGGCAACAACACCCGCGCAGAGCACTGGCTGGCCTTCCGTCACGCATCCGGCACTGAACAATGCACCGGCGGTGAAAAACACGGTTGACCTGCCGACGTGGGAAGAACTGACTGACATTCGCGACACACTGAATACGGCAATTGATAAGGAGTTGTCCCGTACAACCAGCGATGCGCTGTTTCTGGCGCTGCGCCGGGTGAAAGCAGATCTGAATGCGGATATCAACACGCGCCTTGAACAGTCTGCACGGATCATTCAGCGCACACCGGATGAGGTTTTACCCGCGCTGGTGCTGGCGGCGACCTGGTTTGATAACGCGGCGCGTGACGCGGACATTATCCGGCGTAATGCCATTACGCATCCCGGCTTTGTGCCGGTGATCCCTCTGAAGGTGCCAGTGCAATGAACGACAATGTCACGCTACGGGTAAATGGCCGGGAGTGGAATGGCTGGACATCGGTGCGCATCGGTGCCGGTATTGAACGGCTGGCGCGGGATTTCAGTGTGGAGATCACCCGCCAGTGGCCGGGAGATGAGGGTATCACCACGCTTCAGCCGCGCATTAAAAACGGTTCAAAAGTGGAAGTGCTGATTGGTGATGAGCTGGTGATCACCGGCTGGGTGGAGGCGACTCCCGTTCGTTACGATGCCCGTTCGGTCAGCACCGGTATTGCCGGACGTAGTCTGACGGCTGACCTGATTGACTGTGCAGCCGAACCGACACAGTTTAACGGACGCTCGCTGGTGCAGATTGCGCAGGCGCTTGCTGCGCCTTTCGGCATTGAGGTGGTGAACAGCGGTGCGCCGTCGGGTGTTATTCCTGATGTTCAGCCTGATCACGGTGAAACAGTGATTGAGGTAATCAACAAAATACTCGGTCAGCAGCAGGCACTGGCTTACGACGACCCGCACGGCAGGCTGGTGATTGGCGGTATTGGCTCAACGCGGGCACATACTGCGCTGGTACTCGGGGAAAACATCCTTTCCTGCGATACGGAGAAGAGTATCCGGGAGCGATTTTCTGTTTACCAGGTGGCGGGGCAGCGTGCCGGAAACGACGATGATTTCGGTGAGGCCACCACCACCGCGCTGCGGGCCCGCACAGAGGACGCATTTATTGCCCGTTACCGTCCGATGTATATCAGGCAGACAGGGCAGGCTACGGGGGCAGGCTGTATTGCCCGTGCGGACTTTGAAGCCCGACAACGGGCGGCGCGGACGGATGAAACCACCTATGTGGTGCAGGGCTGGCGACAAGGTAACGGTACGCTGTGGCAGCCCAACCAGCGGGTGATTGTCTTTGATCCGGTCTGTGGTTTCGACAATACCGAACTGCTTGTTTCGGAAGTCACGTTTACTCAGGACCAGAACGGCACCCTGACGGAAATCCGTGTCGGCCCGCCTGATGCTTATCTGCCTGAACCCGAAGCCCCCGGCGCGCGGAAAAAGAAAAAAGCCAGAGTACAGGAGGACCCGTTCTGATGAGGACGATTGAAGCCATGCAGCGACAACTCCTCGGCCTGATTGGGCGGGCCGTGGTGAAAAGCATCAGTGCCGCCACGAAATGTCAGACCGTGGATGTGTCCCTGATTGCCGGTGAACCAAAAGCCGGGGTTGAACATCTTGAACCCTACGGTTTTACCGCAAGGGCAAACAGCGGTGCGGAAGCGGTGGTGTTGTTTCCGGATGGCGACCGTTCTCATGCGGTGGTTGTTACGGTGTCGGACCGGCGCTACCGCCTGAAAGGGCTGCAGACGGGTGAGGTGGCTGTCTATGACGATCAGGGGCAGTCCGTGACGCTGACCCGGGAGGGGATCGTGGTGGACGGTGCAGGTAAAACGATCACGTTTCGCAATTCACCTAAAGCACGTTTTGAAATGGACCTGGAAGTGACAGGACAGGTGAAAGACCTGTGCGACTCCAGCGGCACCACCATGTCAGCGATGCGGCTTGCCTATAACGGGCATCGTCACAGAGAGAACGGTCAGGGCAGTAACACCGACAAACCTGATAAAGCGATGGAGGCATGATGGAACTGTGGCTGACGGTGAACGGTAAACGCACCTGCGCCAGCGCACCGCTGGATCCGCTGACCCGCGCCGTGGTGATTTCCCTGTTTACCTGGCGGCGGGCGGAGCCTGATGACAACGCCGACGTCCCGATGGGATGGTGGGGGGATACCTGGCCTGCGGTACAGAATGACCGTTACGGCTCCCGACTGTGGCTGCTTCAGCGCAGCAAACTGACCAATCAGCTGGTGCAGACGGTAAGGGGGTATATCCGCGAATGCCTGCAATGGATGATTGATGACGGCGTGGTGTCCCGTATTGATCTGGATATCCGCCGCACCGGGATTAATGAGCTGGGTAACAGTATCACTCTCTGGCGCCGTGACGGACCGGTAATGATTTCTTTTGATGATCTGTGGAGTGCGATAACGCATGGCGGACAGTGAATTTCAGCGCCCGACGCTGGCAGAAAATATCAGTATGCTCCGTAACGATTTATTCGCCAGGCTGGACGTCAGCGACACGCTCCGGCGCATGGATGAAGACGTGCGGGCAAAGGTGTATGCGGCGGCGCTGCATACGGTTTACGGGTACATCGATTATCTGGCAATGAATATGCTGCCTGACCTGTGCGATGAGTCCTGGCTGGCGCGACATGCTGCGATGAAACGGTGTCCGCGCAAGGGGGCCACGGCTGCCAGCGGGTATATGCGCTGGGAAGGTGTCAGCGATGGCCTGAAGGTGACTGCCGGGAGCGTGATTCAGCGCGATGACCTGGTTCAGTACACGGCAACTGCCGATGCAACCAGCTCCGGTGGTGTCCTGCGTGTGCCGATCACTTGCTCAACTACAGGCGCGGTCGGTAACGCTGACGACGGTACGGCATTAATCCTGGTCACGCCGGTGAATGGTCTGCCGTCTTCCGGTGTTGCAGATACCCTGACTGGCGGATTCGATACTGAAGATCTGGAAACGTGGCGCGCCCGCGTCATTGAGCGGTATTACTGGACGCCGCAGGGCGGGGCTGACGTGGACTATGTCGTCTGGGCTAAAGAAGTGCCCGGCATTACCCGCGCATGGACATACCGTCACTGGATGGGAACGGGAACTGTCGGTGTGATGATTGCCAGCAGTGACCTGATTAATCCCATTCCGGAAGAATCAACGGAAACGGCGGCAAGACAACATATCGGGCCACTGGCCCCGGTGGCAGGCTCTGATTTGTATGTATTCAGGCCGGTGGCGCATAAAGTGGATTTTCATATCCGTGTGACGCCGGACACACCGGAAATACGGGCTGCCATCACCGCCGAGTTGCGTTCGTTCCTGCTGCGTGATGGTTATCCGCAGGGAGAACTGAAGGTGTCGCGTATCAGTGAGGCGATTTCCGGTGCGAACGGGGAATACAGCCATCAGTTGCTTGCACCGGCAGACAATACCTCCATTGCAAAAAATGAACTGGCGGTTCTGGGGACGATTTCATGGACGTGACAAACGATGATTACATTCGCCTGTTGTCAGCACTGTTGCCGCCCGGTCCGGCGTGGTCAGCCAGCGATCCGGCGATTGCCGGTGCGGCACCGTCATTAACCCGCGTTCATCAGCGTGCGGATGCCCTGATGCGGGAGCTGGATCCGCGCACCACCACCGAACTGATAAATCGCTGGGAGCGTCTGTGCGGCCTGCCGGATGAATGTATTCCCGCAGGGACACAGACCCTTCTCCAGCGTCAGCAACGGCTGGATGCGAAGGTTAACCTGGCGGGCGGCATCAACGAGGATTTTTATCTTGCACAGCTTGCTGCCCTGGGCAGACCAGATGCCACCATCACGCGATACGATAAAAGCACGTTCACCTGCTCATCGGCCTGTACTGACGCGGTGAATGCACCGGAATGGCGGTATTACTGGCAGGTCAACATGCCAGCCGCCACCAACACCACCTGGATGACATGTGGCGATCCCTGTGATTCCGCACTGCGTATCTGGGGCGACACCGTTGTCGAGTGTGTGCTTAACAAACTCTGCCCGTCGCATACCTACGTAATTTTTAAATATCCGGAGTAATTCATGCATCGTATAGACACGAAAACCGCGCAGAAGGATAAGTTCGGCGCGGGTAAGAACGGTTTTACCCGTGGCAACCCCCAGACCGGTACGCCTGCCACCGATCTGGATGATGACTACTTTGATATGTTGCAGGAGGAACTTGCTGGAATAGTTGAAGACGCCGGGCTGTCACTTGATAAATCGAGACATGACCAGCTAAGGGAAGCACTACCACTCTTCCTTAAGTTAAAAGAAGCTGCAAAACGTCCAGTTGGTACCAGTGATATTAACTATATTCCCGATATGAGCAGTTTCCAGTCAGAACGTTACTGGCAAAAACTACCGGGTAAAATTATTCAATGGGTGCCGATCCCCCCGCATGATGGTGACCAGGTTATCAACTTACCTATTCCTTTCCCTGGGGGAATTTTAGGCTTTGCAGTGGGTGCCGGATATGAACCAACCAGCGGGAGAATTACCACGTTTGCAATAAATGTTGGAACAGGACCGACATCAACCATTATTTCTCGCGCCAGTGATTTTATTTCTGGTGGTTCATGTATTTTGATAGGTTTCTGAAAGATGAATAAATACCTGTATGACAGCAAAACAAATGCCTTCTACCCATTAATTTTGAAGGCAGACTATGAGCGTTCAGGCACCTGGCCTGAAAGTGGTGTGGAAGTTGGGGAAGATGTTTTTCTGGAATTTGTGAGAGTGAATCCAGGGAAAGTCCGGGTTGCCGGAGAAGATGGGATGCCTGTATGGGCAGATGCACCGGAACCAACGCAGGAACAACTCATTTCCTCGGCAACCAGAGAAAAAAAACGTCGCCTCGATGATGCCAATAATTATATGAACAACAAGCAGTGGCCTGGCAAAGCTGCCATAGGTCGTCTGAAAGGTGAAGAACTGGCTCAATACAATTTGTGGCTTGATTATTTGGATGCTCTTGATGCGGTTGACCCTTCCAGTGCTCCGGATATTCAGTGGCCGGAAGAACCAGGTGCAATGTAAGCGAAAAAGAAAAACCGCAGACACGTCGTATGCAGGACGTGCTGCGGTTGGCTTGTGAACGTTCGATAGTGCGAGTATTGAATGATTTCCAGCCGTTACAGATTTTACGTGTTAATTAGTGAACAAACCACTCGTCAGCAGACTCCCAGGTATCTTTCAGAGTCTCCTGAACAAATGTTTTTGCAGAATCCTTATCTGCGGTGCGTGTAACAGAAAGGCCATCGTTGCTGGTGGCTTTTACGATCACCTCTACATCGTCATAACGTTTACTGATGCGTCGGGTTAATTCTTCCTTTAACGCATCCACAGCACCGGTTGGCATTTTAGTCATTTTTTCTTTGGCTATGCAGATTTCAATACGCATAAAAGTCCCTCTATACTGTGTTTGTATACAGTATTATTTTTAACTGTATGGATAAACAGTGTCAAGAGGTCTTATTTCTGCTCCTTTGGAGCTCTTCAAAACGATTATGTAAAGATTTCGGATACAGTTCGGTATATACCTGCCATAGCACGTTTAATGAACGATGCCCTGTAACCTGGGCGACTTCCTCAATACTAAAACCAGCCTCAAATAAGCGACTTGCCCCTTCTCTACGCAAATCATGGTATCGCAGATCCTTAATACCTAATTTGCTTCTTACCCTCTGAAATCCCGCAGTAACAGAAGTGCTGTTATATGGAAAAATGAATTCCGATTTTTGGGGCTGTCGTTGGACGATATCCCAGGCTTCCCCAAGCAAGGCTACTTTCATGTGGTTGCCTTCCTTTTTGCGTGGATCTTTCCTGTCTCTTACGAGTATAGATTTTTGTTCCTGGTCGAGATCTTCCCATCGTAACCGGCATACTTCTCCGATTCGCATACAGGACCACACAGAAAATTTGAGGATATCAACGAACGGAATTTTTGAGCATTTATGAGTAGATCGTTGTTGAAGGCCTTCAATGAGCATGTCCAGTTCATCAGATGCTGGTCTACGATTACGACGGTATGATTTACCAATCAAACCAAGTTTAAGTAAATATGGACGAGCACTTTTCGCCGGGTTTGATGTGTAATTAATTCCGTATACAGGTTTGGCCGCATCCAGAACACTGCCAAGATAACTAACATCGTGGCTGACTGTTGCTGGACCTGCGCCAGCGTTGTTTCTTAGCCTGCAATGTTCAATTACGTCATTTTCTGTCAGTTCAGATAGTTTGATCGCGGAGATGTCACTATCCATAAGCAGTTCTAGCACATATCTTTTAGTACGGCCTGCTTTACCTCCGGCATTTGGGTCATTTAAATATTTGTGTAGTAAGTCACGGACTGTAAGTCCGTCAACTGCATTTGATGATGGAATGCCATATAGATCTAATTCCATCACTTTCTGTGTGCCCCATGTTTTGGCATGAGCATGTTTAGGGAATGTTTTGCTTTCCCTGTAAGTGATAACACCTTTTTCTTTGATAATCACATTACAGCGATAGCGTGGTGTGCCATCGGATTTTAGTCGTTTCTCTATGTTATAGTACGCCATTACACGACCTCGTTATTTCGGGTTCCCATAAAACGTGGGAACCTGTGCGGGAACCTAACGCGAGAAAAATAGCCTGAAATGTTCAAAAATGCACGATAATCATGAAACACAAAAAATTAATCAAACCAGCGTGATGCCTGAAAAAACTGGTGTTTACTGGAATTCTCGGTTTAGCATTGCTCCCATGCTCGACTGGACGGACAGACACTGCCGTTATTTCCTGCGTCTGCTCTCCCGTAATACGTTGCTCTATACCGAAATGGTGACCACAGGGGCGATTATTCACGGTAAAGGTGATTACCTGGCATACAGTGAAGAAGAGCATCCGGTGGCGTTGCAGTTGGGCGGTAGCGATCCGGCGGCGCTGGCGCAGTGCGCGAAGCTGGCAGAAGCGCGCGGATATGATGAGATCAACCTGAATGTCGGCTGCCCGTCAGACCGGGTACAGAACGGCATGTTTGGCGCGTGCCTGATGGGGAATGCGCAACTGGTGGCTGACTGCGTAAAAGCGATGCGCGATGTAGTGTCGATTCCAGTGACGGTGAAAACGCGTATTGGCATTGACGACCAGGACAGCTATGAATTTCTCTGTGATTTTATCGACACCGTTTCCGGCAAAGGCGAATGCGAGATGTTTATCATCCACGCGCGTAAAGCCTGGCTCTCCGGTTTAAGCCCAAAAGAAAACCGTGAGATCCCGCCGCTCGATTACCCGCGCGTCTATCAACTGAAGCGTGATTTCCCGCATCTGACTATGTCGATTAACGGCGGCATCAAGTCACTGGAAGAGGCTAAAGCACACCTGCAACATATGGATGGCGTGATGGTCGGGCGTGAAGCGTATCAAAACCCAGGCATTCTGGCGGCGGTGGATCGTGAGATTTTTGGTTCCTCGGATACCGATGCCGACCCGGTGGCAGTGGTGCGCGCCATGTACCCGTACATTGAGCGTGAACTCAGCCAGGGGACGTATCTCGGTCATATCACCCGGCATATGCTGGGGCTGTTCCAGGGGATTCCCGGCGCGCGTCAGTGGCGGCGGTATTTAAGTGAAAATGCCCATAAAGCGGGCGCTGACATTAACGTGCTGGAACATGCGCTCAAGCTGGTGGCTGATAAGCGTTAA